GTTTATTAGTCCCCATGCACGTTTTTACACATCATTCAAAAGTGAATGTCTCACGTCCCACCCTCCACCAAGACACCGCTCCAGGCCGATAGCGTCTCTGAGTTGGCGGTCATGCTTGGCGTGAATCGGCGGTCAATTAGCCGATGGGTAAAAGACCACGACGACACACCGCAACCCGACCACAACGGCCTTCACGATGTCGAGGCGTGGCGCTTCTTCATCGAAGCTCGCGGCCTAAACCAAAGCAACGCTACCGCTGCCGCTAACGACTCCCAAGAGACAGCCGACTGGAAAGAAGAGAAGCTGCGTCTTGAGTGCGAACGCATCGCAATCGGCAACGCCAAGCTAGCAGGAACGCTCATGGAGGCCAGCGAAGTCGAGGCCGGTCTTTCCGCGCTTCTGTCTGGACTCCGCCAATCCCTGAACAACATGCCGGGGCGCATGGCTGACAAGGTGCTACACATCACGGACCACCACGAAGCGGAGGAAATCATTCAGCAGGAGGTGAACGTCTTGCTGAAAACCATTCAGACGTGCGAGTTTTCCAATGACTAACTAACACCACAGAATAAAATATGATTCAAGCATTCAACAAAATCATCAACCGTCTCGGCGAAATAATGGACAGACTGTGTTATAGTAAGGGGGAGCGGGCCGCCAAGACTGCGCTGGAATTACGCATCAATAACCACCTCCCGCGCATCAATAACTATCTCCTGCGCATTGGAGACAACGATCAACGCATCGCTCAAATTGAAGACGAGCACCGCGCATGACTAACTTCTCACGCCTGAAATTCGCAGACTTCCACGCCTCCGTTGCAGCAGTTGCAATGTCTGTGATGCAAGTTCGCCCTGTGCAGAAGATGTGGGAATGGATCGACGCTAATGTTGTTATCCCTCAAGTCATCGGCTCACTGAATCCTGGCCCGCTTGATACATCGCTGCTTCCGTTCTGGCGTGGCGTTTACGATCTATTCTGGGACAAGCGGACGCATTACCTAACCATCTGCACTTCCGCCCGTATCGGCAAGACGCTGTTTTCAATCTGTGCGGCGATGCACAAAATAGACATTTGGCCGGGGCCGATTCTCTGGATGGACCCGACGCGCAAGACAGCAATGACCTTTTCCCGCGCCGAGTTGCAACATCACTTTATGGAGTGCCCAGCGGTGAAGGAAAAGGCAATCGTCAATAAGAACCACTGGACTACGCTAGTCATGCATTTTCGCGGCCTAGTCTTCCGCATCGTGGGAGGCGGCAGCGCGGCGGACCTTGCTGGATTCCAGGCGGAGCTTGTCATCATTAACGAGTCAGACAAGATCAAGCACACGATCAAGGGCGAGGCTGGCGCGCAGGACTTGGCAATCGCACGAACAAAGCAGTTTAGGCACACGCGAAAGATTGTGGAGAACTCCACGCCCACGACTGAATGGGGCCGAATCTGGACGCGGTTCAAGGCGGGCTCTCAAAAATACGCCTACTTGCCATGCCCCCACTGCCAAGCGATGCAGCGCCTAACATTCTTTCCCGAAGAAAAAGAAGTGCCATTCAATACCGACGGCTCACCGCTTCCATCTGGCGAAAAGCGCACCGAGAAGACTGGACGGTTCAAATTTGAAAGCTGCAAGAATGCCGCTGGCGTTTACGACGTGGAGCGCGTTGAGCTAGAAACCGTTTACGAGTGCGGCGAGTGCTTCGCAGAGATCGAGCAATCGAGGCTTTCATGGATGCTTCGCCGCTACGACTTGCGCGCCCACAATGCCACCGCCGCAATAGATCACCACTCCTTTCATTGTTGGGCGGGCTACTCACCATTTGAAGGATGGGGCCAGATTGCCAAGGAGTTTTTACAAGCTCGCGGGAATGTCTCGCGAATGCACAACTTTTTCAACTCCACGCTGGGCCTGCCCTTCATCCGCAAGGCAACCGACATCAAGTTGGACGACATCGACGCAGTGATTGCGCGCTCGCCTGAATACTTCCTTCGCTCGATTCCACGCAAGCCCGAAATGCTCACGATGACGGTGGACGTTCAAGGCGATTGCTTCTGGTGGTCGATTCGCGCCTGGGGCGTAGCCTTCGACATGCCAGAGCTTCCCGTGTGGTCCGCATTGATCGACTACGGCAGCGCCGTTTCGTGGGATCAGATTAGTGAGTTGGCGGGCATCAAGGCGAACTCCAAAGGTGAAACGAATGAATACCACTGGAAGGATGACAAGGGAGAGATTCACAAGTTCATCGTTCACGCAGGCCTGATCGACTCAGGCTTTGAAGCGCAGAGTAACAAGAAGGTTTACAACTTCACGCTCAAGAATGCCGACGTTTTCAGTCCATCGAAGGGCGGTGGATACGCGCAGCTGCGCGGACAAGACGTGCGGAGCGCGCCAGTGAATGACGACCAGCAAGACCTCGTATGGTATTACGACGACGGCTTCAAACAACAACTCTATTACGGCTGCATTAAGGAGCACAAGACGCTCTGGTGGCTACCGCGCAACACGGGCGCGGACTACCGCGAGATGGCGTGCAACGAACGCACCGAAGAGAAGATGATGCCAGACGGCACAACTAAACTTGTCTGGGTTTGCATCGGTCCTAACCATCTAGCCGACACCGAGAAAATGCATGAAGTTTTACGCGGCACGGTTGAATCAGCGCTGGCGGATGTACGGGATAAATGGATGGAGGAGAATAATGGTTGACAGTTGCAACGATGGCAACGATAGGGAGCCGAACAAAGAGATCACTGACTGAGCTTCAGGCGAAGCTCAGTGCATCGGACGTTCGGCGTTTTGACACCGCTCGCCAGTTGTTCCTTTGTGGTGTTCATGCGCAAGCCTCGCGGCTAATCCCTGCGAGGCTTGTTCGCGTTTTGACATGAGCGGCGATTAAATGACCGTCGCCGAGTTCACACAGATTTTAGTCTCTGAAATGGAGGCCGATGCATCCACAGACTTTGTGGACAAGATTTTGAAGGCTGCACGCGCTCAAGTCGCAGCGGGCAACGGTTCGCTCTCCAGTCTAACGAATACCAGCGTCAACAACAAATCTGCCGCTCGATCCATAGAGATGACCGCCGCGCAAACGCTCAAAGCCTGCCGCGATGCGCTGAAGATTTATCTCAGCGACGGCGATAACGACGACGAACTATCAACCACCTACGCGGATTTTTCCGCCCTTAGCCGATGAGTGATCTAACCACAGGCCAAGGGACATCTGCTTACGACGCGGCAAACACCAGCGCGAACCGTTCGGCATTCGTTAATTTTCCCACGAACTCACGACGCGAACTAACGCCATACACGCGGCGCGAAGTTGTGAAAAAACACCGCGCATTAGAGGCGAATTGCTCATTCGTGACGCGCATGATTCGCAAGTTTGCACGCCATGCAGTCGGCTCAGGCATTCACTTTCGTTGCCTATCGGAAGACGATGTTTTCAACGATGCGATGCGCCGCGATGTGGAAGAATGGTGGAACAATGCCGCCGTTTACTCTATCGACGGCAGCGTAGATGGCTGGGAGGCAAAACTCATCGCCGCAGAGACAATCATCCTCGATGGCGAATACAATTCAGTGATGACCGCGCATCCGGTTAGTGGCTTTCCTGCCATGCAGCCGCTGGACGTGTTCGAGATCGAAACGCCACAAGACAAACTCTTCGCGTCTAACGAATGGGATGATGGCGTGCGCATTAACGAGTTTGAGCGACCTATTGAATACGCAGTGCGGACTCTTCCGCGTGATTATCTGGCAAAAGAACCAGGCTATCGCTTCGTGCCTGCTGATTCCATGATCCACATTCACCGCAGGCGTCGCGCTCGCGGCCATCGTGGTATGCCTTGGGGTTACAGTGGGCTAAACCAGGGCATCGACGCGCTAGATTTGAACGCGCTAGTCACTGGCACGGCTAAACTTCACTCTGCGCTTGCGGTTAGCGTCAAAGGCACGGCCAAACGTGGCAAAAAAGGCGCAATTAACAAGATTGCAAACGCAGGCGGAGAAACTGGCAACTCACCCGACATCCAAGCGCTTGAAAAGGTGTTCGGTGGCGGAATGATTAACTATCTCGGCGAAAATGGCGAGATGCAGCTTCATTCTAGCCAGCATCCCGGCGCTAACGTCATGGCATTTATCGAGATGCTATTCCATCAAATGAGCGTCGGCTATGATGCGCCCTTTTCTGTCATGTGGGACATGGCACGCGCAGGCGGCACCGCTGCTAGATACGACGCAGAAGATGCTCAGAGCGCCTTCGATATGCTTTATGATACCATCGTTTGGAAGATGGTTAGACGTGAAGTTATCTGGAAGGTTTCCAAGTCCATTAAGGACGGTAGAATTGCGGCACCGAAAGACCCTCTTTGGTATTCTAAACTTGTCTTCCGTGGTCCGCGCAAGATCACCGTGGATGTTGGGCGCATGGCTACCGCGTTTAAAACGCTGACACGCAATGGCGCGATGAGTATTCCAAGATTCTTGGAAGAGCAGGGCTTGGACGCATACGAGGAGGCGCGGGATAACTACAAGTTCCTCAAATACATCAAGGAAATGTATGCTGACGGCGACGTGCCGATTGATTGGGTAATGGAGGCGACTCCAGGCTCGCAAAGTGTAATCAACGTGAACCAACCCGACTCGAATCCATGAAGTCCTACCCTCACCTCTTCGCCAAACTCTTCTGTCAGCCTTTAATGCTCCACGCTCCCACGCGGGCAAGTTTCGAGTCTGCACTACTGGCGCGCATGGAGTCGGATGTCGTGCCATCATCGGCACCGCGTGAACCGTCCAACCGCGTTTCAAACATTTACGAGCAAATCGGCAACGTGGTCGTGATTAAGATCGACGGCGCGATTGATAAGCGCATCGGCTCCATGGAGATGGACTGCTACGGTGGCGTTGATTTGTGCGACGTGGATTCCGCCTTGGCTCTCGCGCTGCATTCCAGCGCTGACAAGATCGTTCTCGACATCGCGAGTCCAGGTGGATCCGTCGTGGGAGTTCACGAAACATATTCACGCATCCTCGCTCTATGCGAAGCGAAGGAAGTTCACGCATTCGTCAATACTCAGGCTTGCAGTGCAGGCTACTACATCGCCTCCGCTTGCGACCACATTGCCGCCGCTCCATCGTCTATCGTGGGCAGCATCGGCGTGTATCTCGCGATGATTGACCAATCCCGACGCCTAGACGCGCAGGGCGTGAAAGTAAACGTCATGCAGGGCGGCAAATGGAAGACGGTCGGCGCTGATTACAAGCCGCTAGCCGACGAAGAGCGCGCCATGCTTCAAACCAAGGTTGATAGCCTTTACGCCAACTTCAAAGCCGCCGTCAATGTCCGCCGTCCACAAGTCGAAGACTCCACGATGCAGGGCCAATGGTTCGACGCCTCCGAAGGCTTCGCGCTTGGCCTTGTGGATGAACTCACGGGCGAAACTCTCGATGAATATGTGACACGCCTCCTCATGCAGTAACCAATTTTGACAACCCAAACCTAACTATCACCATGCTTTTTCAATCCAAACAGTTCGCAGCTCTTCAAGCATCATTTGATGAGGCACAAGCGACCCTCGCCACCAACGCCGCTGCACTCTCCGAGTTGCAGGCTGAGATTGCCAGCGCAACAATCATCAATGCATCACTCTCCGCATCTGTGGACGCGCTAACCGCAAGCGCAACAGAGAACGCCACTGCACTCGCCACCGCAGAAGCCGCAGTCATTGCCGCCGACGCTCGCGCCGTTGCTGCCGAAGCTGCCGTGGAAGCTCAAGTTATCGAGCGCCTCGCCTCCGCTGGCGTTGATCCAATCAAACGCGACCCAGCCGCTAAAGAAGGCGATTCGCAAAAACTCTCACTCGAAGAGTTCAACGCGCTCTCGCCATCCCAGAAGTCTAAATTCTCAATCAACGGCGGGACAATCGCCTAACATTGCAACCATTGCAACACAACCAATTCCTTAACTAACTAACACTATGGCAAATACCATCTCGAATCTCGTTCCAGCCGCATACCGCGCACTCAATGTAGTGTCTCGCGAAATGGTTGGATTCATTCCATCCGTTCAACTCGACCCGTCCGCTGACGAGTTGGCGCAGGGCCAGACCATCTACATCCCGCAGGCTCCCGCTAATAGCGCAGGCAAAGACATTGCCCCCGCGATGGCGTTCCCGACTGCCGCATATCAGACCATCGGCAGCAAAAGCCATGCGCTTTCCAAGGCTCGCGCCTTCCCGTTCTCATGGAACGCCGAAGAAAAGAAAAACCTTGGAGCGGGTCCAGGATACCTCTCGATTCAGGAACAGCAGATTGCGCAGGCCATCCGTGCCGCTGTGAATGAAATTGAAGTGGACATCGCCACCGCAGCCAAGAACGGAGCAA